CACCACCCAGATCAAACCAAAAGCCGTGGGCAGTATCTTCCTCTTCTAGAATTGGCGGTACAAGAAGATCCAACAAACGACAGAAACCAGTATTACCTAGCCAGAGAGTATTTCTTTAACGCTGACTACTCTAAAGCCAAAGATATGTTTATTAAGCATCTAGAAAACCCTGATTCTAAATGGGGACCAGAACGTGCTGCTTCTTGTCGATACCTTGCCAAGTGCGACACAGGTTCTGCAGAGGAATGGCTAGTAAAAGCAAATCTTGAAGCACCTGGCAGACGAGAATCTGCCGTAGAACTATCACAATATTACTATAAACAGAAAAACTGGGAAGAGTGTTTAGATTGGGCAAAGATTGCATTGCTAGTAGAAAAGAAACCACTAGACTACCTATGTGAAGACTTTGCATGGGGTTCTTTGCCACACGACCTAGCAGCCATAGCGTCTTGGAATTTGGGTATGTTTAAAGAAGCATTCAAGCACGGAACAAATGCCCTATACTTAGAGCCAAGCAATAAAAGATTGCTAGATAACGTGCATTTTTACCTCCAATCTCTAGATAAATAATGCTATAATTAAAGAATGGCAAGAGTTACTTTAGCAACCCTAAAATCTAAGTTTGAGACTGGAGATAAGCCTACTGGTGCAGACTATGTAGACCTTATTGACACTCTCATCCAGCAATCAACAGATTTGGGTACCGCTGGAAACAACGAACAAACAATCAACGGCATTGAGAATCAGACAACTATTGACTCTTTCTCAGCATCTGCTTGGAGAATGGTAAAATACCTAATCTCAGTTTCGAAAACATCTGGTGGAGTAAACAAATTCTATGCTACAGAACTTACCGTATTGATCGACAATGTTAATCTAAATGTTGCTCAGTATGGAATTATAGACAATGATGGGGATATGGGAACTGTTAATGTCTCAAGGAGTGGTGGTAATATTCTATTAGTATTTACCCCCAATCCAGCAGTTACGCCAGTTACCGTGCGATTCGCTCGTATGGGACTTAAGGCATAAAAACAAGGAGATAATAAAATGGCAACAGTTGACAAAAACTTTAAAGTCAAAAACGGCCTGATAGTTGAAGGAACTACAGCAACCGTAAACGGTGAAGATGTAATCACCACAGGAAGTACCACTGACGATCTTGGTGAGGGTACAACCAATAAATATTATTCAACAACTCAGGCAAAGTCGGATGCAGCAGACTTGCTCACAGGTGCAACGCTTACAAACATCACAATTACAGGTGACGAAACTGGTCTAACCATTACTGCAGAAAACGGTGGTATTCAGGACCTAACTGGATTCGATACCGACGATCTGACTGAAGGCACTACAAACAAGTATTTCACAGATCAAAGAGCACTAGATGCGACTGCTTCGGCATATGACGCAACAGGTACAGCACAAGGTATTGTTGACGGACTAGACTCTGACGACATTGAGGAAGGTGCTACAAACCAGTACTTTACTGACCAACGTGCTCTAGATGCAACTGCATCTGCGTACGAGGCATCTGGTGCAGTTTCAACCCACTCAGATCTAACTACTGGCGTTCATGGTGTGACTGGTGATGTCGTAGGAACTACCGACACTCAGGACCTATCAAACAAGAGAATTATTGACACACTTCACTTCACTGACGGTGTAACAATTGCAAACGAGGCAGAGATTGCGGTTAAACCAACTACTCACGAGTTTGAAATTAAAGCTAACTACGGAGATCTTGACCTCAAGACAGTAGCTTCAGGTGCAGATGTTAACATTTTTTCAGATTCTGGAAACATTATCCTTTCTGGAAATTCAAGTGGTTTTGGAGCATATGTTGGATCTGTCTCAACAGGTAATCTAATTGCTACTAACTCTTATGTAGACAATGCAATCTCTGGACTTGACTGGAAGCAAGCGGTCCACCTTATTTCAACATCAAATTTTGATATTTCGGGAGATCTTGTTGGAGACGTTATTGACGGACACGCAGCATTTACAACTGCAAATAATGGATACAGAATTCTTCTTACAGGACAGTCAACAGATTCTCAAAACGGTATCTATGAACTTCTTGCAGATGGGGCAACTCTTCTTGCATCACGTCCAGCAGATGCAAACTCATACGACGAACTCGTAGGTGCAGCGGTATTCGTAATGGAAGGAACCACTTACGGTGGAACTTCTTGGGTACAGTCAAACCACTATCTATCAGCATTTACAGGACAGTCTTGGACTCAGTTTTCTGGTGGAGGAACAGTCACAGCAGGAGAAGGTATTGCCGTCGATGGTCTAGAAATTTCAATTGACCGCACATCTGTAGATACCTGGTACGAAGCAGCAGGTGCTGCTCAAAGTGCAGTTGACGCTCTAGATACAGATGATGTTGAAGAAGGTTCAACCAACCTATACTTCACCAACACAAGAGCAGTAGACGCACTTGAAGCAGTTGTACCAAACTTTACAGCAGTAGAGGTAAACTCTCTTGCAAAGCAGGTAGCAGCAACTTCGTCATCGCTAGGAAGCGTTGTAGCTACAGCATTTTCATTTGCCAAAGCAGACTACAAGACAGCAAAGTTCATTGTTAAAATTGACAACGGTACCGAAAATGAAGTAACAGAAGTTCTTCTAACACTAGACTCAGCAGACAACATTGCTATCACAGAATACGCAATTGTTAGCACTAATGGTCCTAGAGGAGAAATTACTGCAGACATTTCTGGAGCAAACGTTAGACTAAGAGTTAACCCAGTAAATGATTCAACAATTAACGTTGTTGGAACATTGCTTGCTTAATAGGCATTAATAGAAGTACCCCCCATGAAATATTGGGGGGTATTTTTATATTAATGATATAATTAAACAATGGCTACTAGAATGAAACAACGCAGGGCTACCGCTGCAGAGTGGGAAGACATTGACCCAATTATTGCAGAAGGCGAGATTGCCTATGCCAGCGACAACGGCAAGTTTAAAGTTGGTAATGGTGTTAGCACCTGGTCAGAACTTTCTTATTTCATTGGACCCACAGGTCCTACAGGACCAACAGGTCCAGAAGGAGCATCTGGATTAGTATGGCGAGGAACCTGGAGCAACACTACAGACTATGCATCAAATGATGCGGTCTTTCATAACGGAGCATCGTGGTTTGCAGAAAACAATCCACCAGTTGGAAATGAGCCAGCAACACTTTCTACTTACTGGTTTCCACTAGCACTACAAGGAACACAGGGTGTGCAAGGGCCAACTGGTCCAACAGGAGCAACAGGACCAGCAGGAGTTACAGGAGCAACAGGTGCTACTGGTGCAGCCAGCACGGTTACAGGTCCAACAGGTTCAACAGGTCCAACAGGACCACAAGGGCTAATAGGTCCAACAGGACCTGCAGGTGCAACAGGGCCTACAGGGCCAGCAGGAACAGATCTTTCAGCAGATATTGCAACTTTAAAAAACACAATTGACTACGAAACTTCAGCCTCAACATCATATACACTAGCCCTTGCTGACGCAGGAAAGATGGAGGCTTTTACGAGTAGCTCTGCAGTAACCATAACAATTCCGCTAAACTCTTCTGTTACGTTTCCAGTAAAAACAAGAATTGATATTCTTCAAGCTGGATCTGGACAAATAACAATTTCCCCAACCTCTGGAGTAACCCTAAACAGCAAGGGTAGCAAAAGAAAGATTTTTGGTCAATTCTCAGCAGCAACACTGATTAAAGTGGGAACTAACGAATGGACTCTAATCGGAGACCTAGCGTCATAGCGTGATAACATGCTAACTACAATCGGAATCATTAGTGCTGCGTGTGATCCAGTATTTACCTTTACAAGTAGATCAGAAAGCTACGGATCATGGAGTACGTGTAGTAGCTGTAGCCAGTCAAGAACAGTAAACTATACAGATACATACACCGACAACGTTTGCGGAACAGGCTCATATCAGACTTCAGGTAGTTACAGCGAATCTCAGGCCTGCGACAGCGGATCATTTTTGCAAGATTTGACTTGTGAGGGTTGTGGTGGCGGTAAGGTCAGGAACAAGTTTACATACTACAATCCATGTACAGGAGTCACAAGCATTACTTATGGAACTTGTAGTATAAATGGCTGTGAAGGCACCTAGACACATAGCAAATGTTTAGTGTATAATATAACATATGACAACCAATACAGAAATCAAAGTGCTTATTGAAGAGCAAATTGTTGGCTCTCTGCTAATTCCAAAAACAGAAGCAAATGCAAGTTGGGAAAAGGTTGTTTTGGCACTAAGCCAAGACTTTGCAGCTATTGAAATTCAAGACAAAACAAGCATACCGTCTGAAGGAATGCTGTTCGAAAACAACGTCTTTGTAGAAACAGAAGCTAACAAGTTTCAAGTCCACGACCACGAGGTACCAGGAACAGCCATAGCCTTTGTTGTTAACGAACAAGTACTAGCTGTTGAAACATATAGCGACCAAATGTTTGACTGGTTTGTTGCAGCAATTCTTTCTGGTCCAGAAATTATCATTACGGAGATTTAATATGTCAGAAACTGCATGGGAAAGATACAAGAAAAACCTTGGAGAGACAAGACCTTGGGATATGTTAAACCCAAACACGGAATATGTCAGTGAAGCCGAAGCAGAAAAAAGATACTCTATTTGCAAAGAGTGCCCATTCTTTATATCATTGACAGGACAATGTAAAAGATGTGGCTGTATAATGAAGGCAAAGACCAAGCTAGAAAAAGCAACCTGCCCAGAACACAAATGGTAGGGTAAGAACCAAACCCATTAATGTGGTAAAATAGGTTAGGAGATATATGTCAAACCCATCAAACCTATATGCAGAAAAAATATTTGCAGAGCACCCTACAGCACTCTGGTCACTTGACGATGCTATGGATTATGCATCTCTTATTCCAAGCTTATCTCTTGCTACCTCTCTAGACACTTGGACAGACGGAGTAACGCAGGTATCGGTCACTGATGAAAGTTCTTTAGATCTTAACGATCCATTTCCAGATGTAAAGAAGTGGTCCATAGCCCCAACATCTAGCACAGGAGCGATGACGCTTAAGCTAACAAGTGGAGAGATTGCCCCAGTTTCGCTTTTAAACACCACAAAAGAAACAATGACAATTGGAATGTACGTATACGTCGATAGCGTATATATTTCAAGCATTTCGTTAGATCATTTTGTAGACTCTGGAACGGTGTATTCTCAAACATTTTCAAATCTTCCAATTCAGCAATGGACACTTTTATCAAAAACGGTAGCAAGACCAACTACTGGAACAAGCATTAAGTTTGGAATAACCGTCAATACAAAAAATGGTGGCAGCGTTCCAGGAGACTATCAGGTTTACGTAAATGGAATTAACTTTGGACAATGGACTGAAGAGTTTAACGCAACATCTATGGGACAGGATACCTGGTCAATTACTGACAAAGTATATGGCTTAGGGCCAAACGTGTCTGGCATCAGAGCCGAATCATATGGACTACAAGATTCTCACGGATACTACATTGTTGAAGACAGTCTTTCGCTATGTAAAAATAGCGGTATTCCACTTGTATATGGTGCATCCAATGTTTCAATTCTTTATCCTAGCAGTGTTTCTGGAGCACCATCTCTAGTAATTCCTGGTCAAGGATTTCTTAATAAATCTGGACAATACAAAACTTTTACTGCAGAAATGTGGCTAAGAATAAATTCTGAAACATACGAAGACAGAAGAATCTTTGGACCAATTGGTCATTACGAAGGAGAAGAAGGGCTTGTACAGTCAACAGATGGGCTTTATGTTTCTGGCCCATTCCTTAAGCTAAAGGTCGGAAACTCAATAGGCTCACACTACGTTTCTGAATGGAACAGGCCAATGCTTGTAAACATTAGAGTTTCTAACAACAACGCAGCACTAGTAATAAACGGAGAACAGGTATTTTCAATCAGCTTTGATTCGTCCCAACTAAACTTTCCAAATAGAGTAGTTAATGACGAAGGAGACATCTATGAAAATGATTGGCTAGGATTCTTTGCTTATGAAGATGTGCCAACACTAGAAGTAGACTGTATAGCAATATATTCATACATCGTTCCAGAAGTCATGGCAAAGAGAAGATGGGTTTATGGTCAAGCCGTAGAGTTTCCAAATGACATAAATACTGCATACAACGGATCATCTTATCTTGTAGACTATTCTGTTGCTGGATATACAAACAACTATAACTACCCAGACCTAGCCTCGTGGACTTCGGGTAACGTAATTGAAAACCTGTCCTTAGCAAACAACTATCTTGTAGCACCAACATACTCTTTGCCTCAAATAGTCTTTAATGGAACATATTCAGAACAACAGTTGCTAGACGTAATTGACAGTGGCAGCGGAACAGCAGACTCATTCTTTTTAAAAGTAAGCTCAGAACAACCAAACTCTTATATTTATTTTAACAAGCTAGGATTTCTAACTGACCAAACAAAAGCATTCTACGGAGTCTTTGACTCATCATCAAACTCAGAGCAGGTCTTGTTCCACCTAGAGGACGGATCAACAGGAAACTATTTTGAAATACGAATGACATCAACAGATATTGTTCACACGCTAAAGTATAATGGAGAGCTGTCAACCATCCTCTCTGTAGACAAGCCAGACAACGGAACAGTCTTTGCTGTTGGCCTAGACATAGACAGGTTCTCAAACTATTTTGGCGGTAACGTAAAGACATTCTTCGGTAAGTCTCAGACACTAATTCTTTATGTTGGCAATAGGAAAGACTTTTCAAAACAGTTTGTTGGAAACATATACAAGGTAGGGTTTTGTACACCAAGAAACCTTGGAAAAATCTCGTCTGCATTCAGCGAGAGAGGAATTTCAGAAGACACATTTGTTGACGCTGGAGAGTTATCAGACACAGCAACAACAATAAGTGGGGGCGACGAATCAACTGTCTATTGGGCAGAAACCTATGACGGTGGATCTGCAGCCACAGAGTTTTTAAACCACACAGCGACATACACGATGCTAATAAAATATGATCTAGACGTTCTTAAGTTTGATATTGCAACAGATTCATATTGGGAAGACTCTGTGCCACTAAGCTATTTTGCAAAATATGTAAAGAACGAAACAGGCGGAAATGACTACAAGCTTGACACTATTCAGTTGAATCTTTCATATCCAGAAATTGAAATTTTTGACGGTATGTATCACGACACAACAGGCTCTCAGGTAAAAACATACGTTACTTTTCAATACTTATCCACAGGTGCAAATGCAAACAGTTCTGTCTTTACATCTACTAAAAGACTAAGATCCAGCAATGTCTTGATTCCAGGAAACAATTGGACAACTACAAAATATGAGGTTCTAGACAACACAGTAATTTACCCACCACAAGGAATAGACTTTAACAGCTTGGCCCTAGTCCTACACGTTGAAATGATTAATAACGGAAGCCTTTCAAATCCAATTAGAATTAAGTCTATTCAGCTTTCTCCAAAGTCATTGAGCAAAGCTACATCAAATCCAATCAACACCAAGCTTGGAAAAGAAATATATTCATATGCAAAAACTGGACTCTACTACGACTATGCTGGCAGAAACCCATTCACTATCTACAAGGGCAACACACCATATCTGTACCTGACTAAAAACACAGGACTTGAACTAAAAGATACTGAAGACAATCAGGCAACAGGATTCTCTTTTCCTATCAATAGCGACCTATCTCCAAAGTACTCGGTCTCTGCCTTCCAGCTAGCCATGAGGGTAAATAAAGATTACTTTGTAACAGCAGGCGTAGGCGGAACTCCAGCAGAGCCATTGTTTGAACTTGAAGCAAAAGATATCACGATAAACTTTTACACTCAGGCTGTGGACTCCTCTGGCAAGAGAGCCGTAATTTATGGTATTGATACAAGAACAGGGCTGGTAGCAGATGGTATTCTGTTCTATTTAAATGGCAAGATTGTTAAAGATCTAGTTATTAATCTAGATGAATGGAACATTGTAGCCATGTCTTTCACAAAACCACTAAGCCTTAATAGCTATTCTGGCTCACTTAGGATAGTTGGAAAGAATGTTTTGGTTAACAACTTGTCACACTACCAACTAACAAGTGCACAGGAAGTCCTTACTTCAGTTCAAAGAATATGGGGAGAAGTAAAAGAACCTAATGGAACGGTTGAGATGTGGAGTTACTGGACAGAAGATGGTGATGGAACGTGGTCAAACGTTCTGAACCTTGGAGACACAGTGCTTTCTTCGGTAAATCCAGAAGAGTTTTACAAGGCATACACAGGAACAAACAAGAAAATAGTAGAGGATGACTCTCAATTAACGTTTGGTGACTATCAATATAACTTCTATACGGAAGTTTCTTGGCAATCAAATACCATAACTCCAGTTTAATATGGTATAATAGTGGTTATGAGTGAAAACAAATTCAAAGTTCCTGGTCAAATTGGCGAATCTAGGGTTACTTTAATTGATAAGCAGTACGACTGGGGAATCTACGTTTGGAAAAGAGCAAACGGTAAGTGGTTTACAGATGAAGATGGAAACATCCTAAATGTCCCATCTCGTAAAGATGATCAGGTTCAGCTCCAAAAGCTAAGAGATACTGCAAGTTACTACGGAGAGCCAGATGGTCAGCCATACTTTTTTGCAGGAATGGGCAGAATCTCTGACGAAGAATATAGCGAACAAGTGGATAGAATGGCAAATGGCCTCATCCCAAACCTTAACGATCTAGGTGCTGTCCAGGCAGCGAAAGATACTATTGCAATGTATGGGGATGAAGAATAATGTCAGAAGAATACTACATTAGAGATATTGGCCTTCCAGATGCGGAAGAGCAGACAAATGCCTTTAAGGATCAGGACCCATTTGGAAAATCTTGGGATGACCTAAAAGCACTTAATGGTTTAGAAAAGAACTTCAAAAGAAGATCAGACAGAATTGCCAAGGCAAATAATGACCCAGTTGTAGAAACATCAATGGGCTATAACAATGTTGACGTAATGTCTAGAGGATATCAAGACTCTGCTTTGGCTGTAAGGTCTGGTATCAATGGTGCAGGCTCAAAGGAAATTAACCCAGGCCGTGTATACCGCAACGGCTACGGAATGTTTGACGTAATCACACCGCCTTGGAACCTCTACGAACTAGCTAACTATTACGATATGTCTTTTGCTAATCACGCAGCCATTGATGCCAAGGTAGAGAATACCGTTGGTCTAGGATACGACTTCCACGCCACACCAAGAACTTTGATGGCACTTGAATCATCAACAAACGAAACCGCAACAGAGAAGGCACGTAAGCGTATTGAACGTGCCAAAGTAGAGATGAAAGACTGGATTGAGTCACTAAACGATGACGATTCATTTACCCACACCATGATGAAGTTCTTTACAGATGTTCAGGCAACTGGAAACGGATACCTTGAAATCGGTAGAACGGTCACAGGCGAGATTGGTTATGTAGGTCACATTCCAGCAACCACCATGCGTGTACGCAGACTCCGTGACGGCTTTGTGCAGATCATTGGAAACAAGGTTGTTTACTTCCGTAACTTTGGGGCAAAGAACCCAAACCCAATTACTAATGACCCTCGCCCAAACGAGATCATCCACTACAAGGAATACTCACCACTAAACTCTTTCTATGGTGTCCCAGACATTCTGTCTGCTGTTGGTGCACTACAGGGAGATGCGATGGCATCACAGTACAACATTGACTACTTTACCAACAAGGGTGTTCCACGCTATGTCGTTACCCTTAAGGGTGCAAAGCTTTCGGAAGAAGCAGAAGACAAGATGTTCCGCTTCTTGCAGACAAGCCTAAAGGGATCAAACCACAGAACTCTTTACATCCCACTACCAGGAGATACAGACACAAACAAGGTAGAGTTTAAGATGGAAGCAGTTGAGAATGGTGTTCAAGAAGCCTCGTTCAACGAATACCGTATCCGTAACCGTGACGACATTTTGGTTGCTCACCAAGTTCCACTATCTAAGATTGGTGGTGGAGATTCTGCTGGCATTGCTGCTGCACTTGCACAAGACCGCACCTTTAAGGAGCAGGTAGCAAGACCTGCCCAGCGTAATCTAGAAAAGGCATTAAACAAAATTATTCGTGAAAAGACAGACATCCTAGAGTTTAAGTTTAACGAACTAACCCTGACAGATGAAATTGCTCAGTCTCAGATTATCGAAAGATATGTTAAGAACCAGGTTATCACTAAGAACGAAGCCAGAGAACAGTTGGGACTACCACAGCACCCAGAAGGCGACGAGTTCCTAGACCTATCTCCAAGACAGGCTACTGATGCTCGTGCCAATATGGCAGGGAATCGTGCAAGAGACGCAGAAAGAGCAAATAACGCATCAGATAGCACGGCAACTGTTGCAGGAAGAAACGCTCAAGGGGAAGGAAGATCTTCTCAATAAAATTGTTATAAAAAATTAACATTTTTATAAAAAGGGTCTATAATTAAACTAGTATGACTATCTCTAAAGCACATTGGGACGTTGAGGGTGAAGATGTTCGCCTATCAATGCCATTCAGCAAAGTTGACAAGGAACGCAGAATCGTTTCTGGCTTTGCTACGCTTGATAACGTAGATCGTCAGAATGACATCGTAACCACAGAAGCATCTCTAAACGCCTTCTCAAAATTCCGTGGCAACATCCGTGAAATGCACCAGCCAATCTCTGTTGGCAAGATGGTCTCATTCAAAGAAGACAAGTACTTCGACCCAGAGACAAAGAAGTTCTATTCTGGAGTTTACGTCTCAACATATATTTCAAAGGGAGCACAAGACACCTGGGAAAAGGTTCTAGATGGAACCCTCTCAGGTTTTTCTATTGGCGGTAGAATGAACAAGTACGATGACGCTTACGATGCTACCCTAGACAAGAATATCCGCATTATTAAGGAGTACGATCTAATGGAACTATCTCTAGTAGACAGCCCAGCAAACCAGTTTGCAAACGTCCTTTCTGTTCAGAAGGTAGATGGAGTAGATACCGTTAGTGGAGATCTAGCAGACACACAAATTGAAAATGTTTTTTGGGATGCAGAATCTGGGATCGTAATGCTTTCAGAAGAAGACAATGCAGTCAGCCCAACAAGTGGTGCTCAAATGCAAAACATAGGTTTCGTTGAGAAAAATGATAACGAAAAAACAAACATGATAAAGTTCTTAGTTGATAGTGCTAAAGGCATTAGTACAATTGAGATAAACAAGGAGGTAAGTCCTATGACTGACACAACAAATGAAGTAGTTGAAGAAGTAGTAACTGAAGATGTTGTTACTGAAGAAACTACAGTTGAAGAAACACAGGTCGCTCCAGAGGCAGATGTTGTACAAGAATCTGTTACCGAAGACTCAGGTGTAGAAAAGGCTGATAAGCCAGGATACATGGGAGCCACTTCTGAAGAAGAAGAGGATGACGAAACTGAAGAGGTAGAAGACAAAATGAAAACATCTAAGTCAGATGACGTAGCCAAAGAGATTGATGCAATTGCAGAAGTCAAAGATGTCGTCACAAAAGCCTTTAGCGATCTAACTGCAGTGGTTCAGGCCCAGGCCGAACTAATTGCAGAACTAAGCAAGTCCATTGATGCAGTAAAAAATGAGGTAACTGCAAGCAAGGACGTGTTTAACGAGTTTGGAAAGAGGGTAGATGCTGTTGAAGCTGACACCGCTTTCCGCAAGTCTGGCGATCTAGGCGAGATCGTACAGGAAGCTCAACCAGAACAGGTTGAGAAATCCCTATGGGGCGGTCGTTTCCTCAAAACTGCCGATTTATTCAAATAAACAAAAATCACTTAGGAGGTGAACAATATGTCGGAAGAAATTATTAAAAATCAACCAGGTACAGCAGGCCAGCTAGGAGGAACAACTCCAGGTCTATACCAAGGACAGGGTGCATTTGCATCGGGATCTGAGGATGGCACAAACGTACCAGGTAACTACGCAACCGCTGGTGCAATTGGAAATATTCCTGTTGCTCTTTCTGGTGCAACAGATGGTCCAAACGCTGTAAATCCTTCGGGAGCTGCAGGTAGCGGTATCCTTCGTCCAGAACAGGCAAGACGTTTCATTGATTACGTATGGGATGCTACTGTACTCGCCAAGGATGGTCGCCGTGTGACTATGAGAGCGAACACTATGGAACTTGAAAAAGTTAACGTAGGTGAGCGTGTAATCCGTGCTGCTGCTCAGGCTGTTGGTGACTACACTAACGCAGGTGCAAGCTTCACAAAGGTTGAACTAACCACGAAGAAGATTCGTCTTGACTGGGAAGTATCAGCCGAAGCACTAGAAGACGGTATTGAAGGAGGTGCTCTTGAGGACCACCTAGTACGTTTGATGACAAACGCTTTTGCGAATGACATCGAAGATCTAGCGATCAACGGAACAGGTGACTCTGGCGACGGAGCATTCCTAGGTATCATGAATGGTTTCGTGAACAAGGTCCAAACAGACAACGATGCTCACGAATCACTAGTAACCGTAACAGGTAACCAGTGGACACCAGAGGTAATGCAGAACATCATCTTGGCAATGCCACGTAAGTACCGTGCACTTAAGAATAACCTTAAGTTCTACGCAGGTACTGACGCATTCCAGGGAATCGTTAAGCACAATGGTACACTTGCAGACGCAATCGCAGAAGCATTCTCTCCAACACCAGCAGGGACTCCTGCAAATCGTCAGGCTTACCTAGATGGTAACGCTCAGACTTTTGGTGCTGCTAGAACCACTCGTGTTCTCGGTATTGATGTACAGGAAGTTCCTTACTACCCTGAAGGCTATGTCGATTTGACATTCCCTCAGAACCGTATCTGGGGTTTCCAGCGTGACATCACAGTAAACCGTGAGTACAAGCCAAAGAAGGACACAATTGAATACACAGTATTCGTCCGTTTTGGTGTACAGTGGGAAGAGCAGGATGCAATCGCATTCGCTGATGCTGGAGCAGATTCATAATCTGCAACAACACCTTAAGGGGGGCAGGGGTTTCGGCCTCTGCCTCCTTTTTAATTTATCTGCTATAATTAATATTTAGGAGGCATTTATGTCAGAAAACAAAAACAACGAAGAAATCACTGAAATCTTTGACGAAGAAGTCCCTGCAAATCTTGTTGAGGGCGAAACTATTATTCCACAGGAAAAGTTCGAAGAGCTTAAGACTGCGGTAGACGAAGTAATCAAAAGTAAGAGTGTAAAAGAAACAACAACCACGGAAGACGTTATTACGGCTCCAGTTGCAGATCAGGTAGTTCCAGGTATTGGTCCAGTTGCCGATGGTGTAATGGGCAGCAGCCTAGTTTCAAAAACAGAAAAGCCAAAGATCTCTACATCAAAATCAAAGCCTAGCGACACAGACAAGGTTGCAATCTTTTCTACTAAGAACGTAACTTGGTCAGAAATTGGTAGCAAGGTTTACCGTGGCTATAACATTGTAAAGCCAGAGCTTGCAGACAAGTGGCTAACCAAAGACTTTGTTCGTCTTGCAACACCCGAAGAGGTAGCCAAGGAGTTTGGTCTCTAAATGGAAGTATTGAGGGTTCCACCATATCCAATTACAACAACCTGGAACTTGCCAGACAACAACTATGCTTACATAGTTTATGTTGAGGATTTGGTGGACCACTCAGTAGAAGAAACAACTATCACCTCAAGTTCTTCTGGAGTAGTCACTTATACTGTACCAGCAGAAAAGGTACAGTTTGACAGACAGTTTCTAATTAGATTTTACGACGCAGAGCGTGAACACATTATTCAAGAGTCTAACCTAGACATTATTAGACCATATGTCAACCCACTAACTTTAGCCACATCTGGAACAGCATCAGAAATTGCAGAGTACAAGATGTGGGAACTTATTGCAAGATCACTCATAGACACATACACAGACATTGGGTTCTACAATCATAAATCTATTCTTCAGGTCGAAGGCAATGGCCTAGACTACATGCCAGTATGGAGAGATGCAAATAGAGTCCTAAAGGTTTACGACAACAACGTTCTAGTTTTTAATGGACAAGACAGAGCTATATCTGTGGCAGATTTTTATGATGAAGACCCAACATCGAACCCCAACCTTGGCCTAGTTTTAGCATCAGATCACGGATTTGAAGTCGGAGATTCTGTGGAAGTAGTTCTTCCAGAAGAAGACATCAACGGAACTTATGGCGTAACAGAGATAATTGATTCTACTACAATCAGAATAAGTCTTTCACTCTCATCTGTAAACGGACTTAGCGGAACTGGAGAAACAGTTAAAAGAGTTTGGGCAAACAACTTTAGGGTTACGCTAGACAACTCTGCTATCGTAAAAGAGTTTACAGGATACACAGATGTCATTAGCGTAAACTATCCAAAAATGCCAGTCTCAAGAGGAGACTATATCTACGATGCCGAACCATATGGAACATTTGCAAAAGGCCATGACTTCTTGTTTGTTCTTGATGAAGGATTCCGTGCAATCCCAGCAGACGTTGAATACGCAACAACAATGCTTATTAATGATCTGAAATGCGGAAAGCTTGACTACTACCAGAAGTATGTAACATCATACAACACAGATCAGTTTAGAATTCAATTTGACAAAAAGATGCTAGAAGGAACAGGTAATTTACTGGTAGACAAGATACTTGATAAGTACATGAAGTCTATTACTAAAGTCGGGGTGCTATAATGACTCTTTGTGGAACCCCAGATTTTATGTTTCCCATGCAGGCAGATATTTTTTATCCAATCGTTGAGCAAGGCACATACGGAAACCTAAAGAAGCAATGGATTCTAGATAGGACTGCTACCTGCAACCTAACCCCAGCAGGATCTGCTTTCGGGGAAGATGTAAAGCCTAATGTTAATATAACTCAAGAAGGTTTGCTGATGGGAAGAATAAAGACAGACGTTCGCATCTCTGCACAGGATTCAAAAAACTCTATCACTAACGTAATCATAACTAACATTAAAGATAAGTTTGGCAACTTTATTTACCTAGAAACTTCTGGACCAAGAGCAGGTAAGTCTACTATTTTTGAGGTCGCAACGAACGAACCATACATGGGACCGTTCGGGTCTGTAGAGTACTACGGACTGGTTCTAAGGCGTTCAGAGAACCAGGCGGTAGATCTATGAGGGCTATAATTAACGATAAGAAGTTTATGCGTGATATGAAAAACATTGTTGAGTATTCAGTGGGATTTTTAGATGGAGTCCAGAACGGCAAGACACAGTTTCTAAACAACATTGGCAAGAGCACTATAGAGACACTCAAACAATATGTTGATAGCATGGCTAGAGTAGACCAGCAACTTCTTCATCACATGTACGAATGGAACAGAGTTGGAAGCTCGGATGCAAGACTCTTTGATGTAAACCACATCGTTCGTGCCAACGGTATTTCTTTTATTCCAACATTCAGACAATCAAGCTCTATAAAGCAGGGATCAAAAGTTCCATTCTATGATAAGGCAACAATAATGGAAAATGGCACAGCAGTGACTATTAAGCCAAAGAGTTCTCAGGTCCTAGCATTTGAAGCAAATGGAGAAACGGTCTTTACTAAAAAAGAAGTTAAAGTTGACAATCCTGGTGGGAGCCAGGTTGAGGGATCGTTTGAAAAAACATTTGACACATTCTTTAGGGTATACTTTACTCAGGCATTTTTGTACACTAGCGGTGTTGCAGACCACATTAAAAACCCAAGCACATTTAAAAGAAATTTAAAATCTGGCAAAAACGGTGGAAGGTCTATTGGCAAAAGAGTAGGGTATAGTTGGATAGCAAAGGCAGGGGTTCTTAGATAATGACAATTTATTCTTCAGAAGAACAGGCATCAGTAGCAAGCGGTAGTTATGTAATCAATACACCAATGCTATGGATAAACACATACATCCAAGAAAAGATTGCAGAGTATACAACCTCTACCCAGGGTGGCCCAGGTGTCGGTATTCCATTCTTCCCA